ATCGCGCTTTAAGGATTGCCGCCATTCTTTGCAAAGATCCAAAGTTCTGGAAGTATCTTTACTCTGAAGAACAGATCTTTGATGAGGACATGGAAGATGCTACCGAATGGGTAAGAAACTATTTAAACGTACCATCTAGATCTGACCTTAAAACCAACCGCGAAGCTCAAATATTATTAGATAGATTACATAGGGAATTTCAGGAATGGACACAAAAAAACTAATACCGTATTCGGTTTACTTGCCTTACGATCACTTCTTAAAACTTAAAGAGGCCGCTAAAGATCGTAAAGCTTCCGTCTTGGTCCGAGATGCTATTGCTATGATTCTTGATGGTAATGATGCCTATACCAGTGGCTACAACAAAGCTCTTAAAGATGCCGCGCAGTTAGTATATGACTGCAAAGAAGCTCAAATGATTGCCATCAAAGGTAAAGACTTGGGTTCTATTCTTACCGAGCAAATTGAAGGATTAAAAATCAAATGAACGACCAAGACAAAGAGTATCTACGTGATTTAATGGCTGGGTTTGCCTTAAATGGGATTATTGCTAGGGGTGGATTGCATCCCGAACTTATGCCCGAAGACTGTATTGCAAGAAGATCTTATGAACTGGCAGATGCCATGCTTAAAGCGCGTCAATCAGAAGATTCAATTGGATTGCCAGCCATTAAAAGAAAGGCCAGAGCCAGATGAAACTTTTAGCATGTTTACTGATGGTGGTCTCAGTCAATGTGTTTGCCAACGGGGTTACTGCTCAAGGCATGAAAGAGAATGGGGTAATCATTTCTTTGACGGACCAGAAGTGCAAGATAAAGGATTCTTTTGTGGCCTATTCGATAGAGTTGGACGGGTTTACTACTTTAGGTTGTTGGGCAGCAGATGAATCAAGAGTGTTAATTAGATGGGATGGCGGCTATTTCAGCTCCTTCTCTTTTGGATTTTTTGAAAAAGGATTAAAAAGATGAAAAAGATTTGTGGGTTAGCTTTATGTGGGCTTATCAGTGCATGTTCTTCTACTAACTATGTAGATACTTCTAAGCTGCCAAATACAGAATTGATGGTGGATAGGGTTATCCCTACCATGAGCCGTACTGAAATGATTAATGCAATCTTAGATTGCGAAGGCGCGGGAACCAGACCAGCAGTTATTATGACCAGGCGTAAGATTAACGGGTTCTTAGCTGAGGCTCCAGTTGAGGTAATGTGTATGCCTAAGTACATCAAATAAAGAAATTAAGAAATGACTACTTTTACCACCGAAGACCGTAAAGCTGCCAAAAAGGAAGATGACATGACTTGGAATTTAAGATTAGTAAGTATGGGGGATAAGGATTTTCAAGAGGATCCTTACGTTGAAATAAGGGAGGTATTTTATGACACTTTGGGAAAGCCATTAGGCCATACAACCGCTACCATAAGTGGTGAAGATACAGTGGAAGTTAGACAATACCTGATGTGGGCTTTAGAGGCTTTAGATAAACCAGTTCTTACATTTCAAAATGATGGAAAGGGGTCTTAATCGTTTTAAAACAAAAGAGATTGAAGAAGATAACGCTAATCAATCTCGCGCCAGGTTAAATTTAACTTATTTGTTAGACGATATCACTATTGAAACGCAAGAGATGATGAGTTTTTGGGATTGGGAGTTTTACAATCAAAGCAAAATTGTAGCTATTGGTGAATATCGTAGAAGATTTATTAAGTTTGGAACATTTGAAGATTTTCAATTTAGTAAAAAGAAGTTTGATGCTATGGTTTGTAAGGGTCAAAATCATCAAATACCAGCTTATATGTTTGTAGAATTTAATGATTTGTTTATGTTTTTTAAAGTTGAAGGAGATCCCATTATTAAAATAATGCGCAGAAATCACGAAGTAAGAACTGAGGAATGTGTTTGTATACCTAATGAATCATTTAAATATATATATGAATTGGAGATGTAAATGAAGATAACAGTAAAGATAATTAAGGAGAATAGAGATGGATCAGCCAACGCTCAAGTTGACTTTGATAAAGACGGACTTGAAGTCCTCGTCCAATGGGGAATGGTCGCTATGCTTACCAAAGCAATTGATGAGTACGCCATTAGACCCGATGAAGACAGCGCATCTATTGTTAAGCGTGCTAGAGCCGTTGCCGAAGAAAAGCCTTTGGCGAAAAAGGCAAAGAAATGAACGCAAATGAATTAGCTGATTACCTAGACAACAATGTAGAGGCTATGTTGATGTCAGAGCAACCACACATTGATCAAGCCGCCATTATGCTACGCCAGCAAGCAGACCGAATAGAATTACTTGAGCATGACGGCAAAATGTTAATGCAACACATTGCAGACATTAATGAAGGAAAAAGTAAGTTACGCCATGAAACTATTAAGTTTGCTAGAGCAATACTAAGAAAGGCACAAGAGAAATGAGGAAAAAAGGTACAAAAAATATTAATCCTTACATTAGGGAAGGTATCGATATGAATATTGCTGATATTGCTAAAGAATTACACATTACGCAAACAGAAGTAGAAACTGCATTAAAAGGCGCAATGCGTAAATTTAGACAACATTTTGCAAAACAAAATATTCAAAAAGAAAATTATTTATGATTCATTATCATGGACTTCCTATAACTCCAGCTACAGTTGCTAATTACGCTGTACAAGCTGGTCATGCTTTTGTTTCTTATGCTCACCCAGATCAAATTGGGACTGCTATAGAAGTATGTCAATCTTTTGCTATAGACAATGGTGCTTTTAGTGCTTGGAAAAGCGGTAAACCAGTTACTAATTGGGATGCTTATTACGATTGGGCATTAAATCTTAAAAAAGTACCATCTTGTGATTTTGCTTGTATTCCTGATGTTATTGATGGAACAGAAGCTGATAACGATGCTTTATTAGAAGATTGCCCATTACCTAAATGGTTTGGCGCTCCTGTATGGCATATGCACGAATCATTAGAAAGGCTTGAACAACTAGCTAATTACTATGTGCGTGTTTGTATTGGAAGTTCTGGCGAATACGCTACTGTTGGCACTAATGCCTGGTGGTCAAAAATGGGTCAAGCAATGCGTGTTATTTGTGATGATATGGGTAGGCCAATATGTAAATTACATGGCCTGAGAATGTTAGATCCAGCAATATTTACTAAATTTCCATTTTCTTCTGCGGATAGTACAAACATAGCTAGAAATGTAGGAATTGACAATAAATGGAGAAATGGTAATTATCCACCACCAACCAAAGAAGCTAGGGCGCAAATAATGAGAGCTAGAATTGAAGCTCATAATTCCCCAGCAACATGGAATTTTATGCAAATAGAACAGGATGGTTTATTTTGAAATTAACGCAAACTTTTATATTTGAAGCTGCACATACTTTAAAACAAAGATATGTTGATGTTCACACAAAAATGCAGTCAGAAAATATTCATGGGCATACTTACCATGCAAGCATCTCTATTAAAGGTGAACCCAACAAAGATGGAATGGTTAAAGACTTTGGTCATTTCAAGTGGGCTATTGATGCTGTTAAATTACAACTTGACCACAAATTTTTAGATAATATAGAAGACCTTGGTAGCCCAACTATGGAAAACCTTTGCTTGTATATTGCAAAATACATTGAAAACGTAGATGGTTTATGCGAAGTAACTGTTGAACGCAAAGCCTCTGGCGATAAATGCACATATGAAATAAGAAAGGCACAAGAAAAATGATAGAAACGATAGTTAAACCACAACCGCTGGACAATGACGTTGCAGTAATAAAGATACTTCAGTTGATGGGTCAGTTAACCCCTAACGATATTGAGTATGTTTTAAAAGTATCAAATCAAGTATATGAGGCTATTGAGGCCGTTAATGAAAATACTTGAGAATGTAGTAATAATTAGTTTGTTGGCTTTAATTGTTTATTTGGCAGGGTTTTATGGTAGAAATGAGTCCAAAGTATACCCATGTCATTTAGCAGAAATAAGCCCAGACTACCCACCAGACGTAAAAGCAATGTGTAGAAAGTTGACTAAAAAAGTTGAAGAAAAATGAGCAGTTGGCTAATCATCCTTACAGGACTTATATATGTCTATATTTGTATTGAGCAGCTGGTTAAAGGAGATTTTGGACTGGCTTGCATGTATGCTGGATATGCTTTTGCAAATTATGGGGCTTACCTAATTGCTACAAAGTAGTGTAAAATGGTGCATTGCAACATAACTTATGGAGAAACCATGTTTACATTTGAAGACCAGTATAAGCAGTATGAGCAGTTATTAGACCGTACCAAGCAAGCCTATGATTTTTGGCTTAAAGCGGTAACCTCTACTTTTGAAGACTTATACAAGCCTAAAAAGAAGTAAAATCAATCAGTTACGTAAACAAAGTGCATGAAACTTTAATAAAACGTAGCTTTAATTAGTACCAAAAGGTTGCTTTTTGCAACCTTTTTTGTTTCTCAAAGTTTACAATTCAAGCGGATCAAAACCTAGTTCGATGGCTACTAGTTTGCAACGGGTTCTAAATGGTTTCCCATGCTGTGTCCATTTAGCACCTTCTTGCCTGTAAAAACTCATATGTATCATTTCATGAGCTAAAGTGGTAAGCATAGTGTAGTAGTGACCACATCTGCCAGACGATATAGTTATCGTATGCTCGTAATCCTCGCCAGTATCGTATAGATATGTACCCATTAGTTCTGGGTCAGCTGTAACAATAAATTCAATTTGTTCTGGCAAAGGCATTTTCCATTTAGTAAATGGATAACAACAATAGAGAGAGGAATAGAGATTGCGTACAACCTCTGGCGTTAGTTTCATACTTTATTTATACACCCTCTAAATTCAAACTCATCTTCTCCGCATACTTGGATTAACTCTGGGAGCATCAGTCTGCCACGTTCGAAAGATAATAAAGCAAATCCTGAGCGCCAGTCCTTACATCCGTCTTCCGTGTAATGTACGAATTGCTCTCCATTTGGATCAGCTAAAGTCCCTGTTTGAACGCCATAGCGGGTTCCGTTATAGTCGGTGATAGGTTGGACTGCAAGATTGTGCGTATGGCCTGTAATCATGCTTACGCCAGCGTTAAGAGCATTGGCTCTACCAGCTCCAAAACCACCTTTCCAGCGGTGTTTAATACAAGTATCCTCGTTGACCCAGTATGACCAGCAAGGCTGCCAACGTGGAAAGTGATCTTTTAAAGTAAAGCCTGGTATGCCTTCATACTGCGGAACTTGGGCTGCCAAAAATGTCTCAAAACGGGCATCATGGTTACCCATCGTCCATATTAGTTGAGAGCCTATTGAGGCAGCTTCAATGTTACCCATGAAATCTTTACAAGCCTCTAGCTCTTCTTTTACTGAGGGACTTTTTGACCAACCTATTCTTGGGTGTCTGCTGTTCTGGCTGCCGTCAAATACGTCCCCATTTGCGATCACCACTTTAGGGCGGAACTCTTTGATAATCATCAACAGGGCTTTGTAGGCTGTGGTATATTCATCAGGCCAAAAGTGAGCATCTGAAAATACTACAACCCTGCCTTTTTCCATTTCAATGCCACGCCTAGCATTACCTATAACTTGCTCTAGCTTGCGCATAGGAGAAAGCCTATTGTCATCTTTAGTGGGAAGTTGAATCTTTAATCTATTTTCAATAGACCGCCTTCTGTTGTATACAGAGCGAACATCCATTTGATGTTCTGACGCAAATTTCTGCGGACTACCTATTTTCAGCCAAGATTCTATGAACTGGTCATCTGTTAAAAAATATGCCGCCATTTGTAGCCCCACTTGCTATATGATTAACAAATATTATGACTCTTATATGTAAGTTTAGTGTAAACCATTGAATAATAACAAATAATGTATAGAAATAGGAAATTACTTGAAATACTTAGACAATCCCCATGCCAAGAGTGTGGTAGAGAAGACGGCACAGTTGTGGCTGCACATTCCAATCAGCTTCGAGACGGTAAAGGAAGAGGAATTAAAGCACATGATTACCGCATCGCAGCAATGTGTTATTCGTGCCACATGGAACTTGACCAAGGCAAATCGCTCTCCAAGGCTGAACGTGTTGAAAGATGGGAAGAGGCACACCGCAAAACTATTGGCTGGCTTTTTGAAACAGGGCATTTAGACCTTCATAGCCACTCATAGAGTGTCATAGCGTATCAAAAAAACACTATATATTGACATTTTTTTAAATTTTATGGTACATTTAGTATGTCAGCCCACATTCTGACACGCACTTATTTTTCCTAGCAGAGAACTTGTGCAATGCAAGCCCACGGATCCACGATCCTCAAAACCCCTAGACTAATCCTCTAGGGGTTTTCCTTATGTAACTTTCTGTTGCAAAACTTTTTCATTTCGTTTAACCTACATGAGCTAGGAAAAATAAACTAACAATTAATTTTGTTTTATTTTCTTCGCGGTTTATATTGGACGGCAGAGAAACACCAGCGATATAAATACAAGCGTTACTGGGGAAGTAGATGTAACAACGCAAGATCGGTGGCGAAGCTAGTGCCGATTCTACAAACGACTGGCGAGTGCTGTGGCTCCAATAAGCAACAGTTAAAGGCGCACTGCTAGGGCGGAGTGCGTCCACCAATTAGCATCTTGTTACTTAATCGCGTTAATGTTACATATATAACTAACTGGATAAAATTTGAAACGCGTAATAAAAATTGATATACTGTAAGACCAAACTGCTAGGAGAAAAAGTGAAAGAATTAAACATATCAGACATTCGTATCGATGGTGGAACGCAGATACGAAAAGAATTAAATTTAGACAAGGTATCTGAATACGCGCAACTGATGGATGATGGAATTGAGTTTCCACCTATTACGGTTTTCTATGATGGATCTAGCACATGGCTAGGTGAAGGTTTCCACCGCTTATCTGGTGAAAGAAAGCGCGGATCAACCACCATCAAAGCTAATGTTATCAACGGTACAGTTGAAGATGCTATCTTGTTTTCTTTGGGAAGCAATAAGCATGGCCTGAATATG